CGACAAGCGTATTCGCCTTGGGTACACCCCTGTGAAAGCAGAGGAGTTGCCCGGTATGGAGAATAACAAAGTCAAGGCTGGGGAACACGCTGGATTTATTTCGTGCAATGAGATGCTCTTGTACAAGATTCCAATGGAACTGTATCAAGATGTCATGGCTCATTTCCACCACGAAGCGCCTCTTGAGGAAGCGAACAAAATTCGCCTTCAAGCAGAGCAGGCCGTGGGACGAGATAGTTCTGGACGCAGATTGGGACAAGTCGAAGGCGAAGGTTTGGATGAAATTGATAAACCATTGCCCGCGCCAGCATTCTGAGCGGGTAAATTTAACCAAACAAGGAGTAAGACTATGTCTTCATTGAATCAGCCGTTTGGTCTGCGTCCCTCGTTCCACCCTTCGGGTTTGGATCGTGCTGTCGCATTGACTGACGGTATCGTTTCTGGTTACACCAGCGACATCTTGAAGGGTCAGCCCGTCAAGTTGGACACTACAGGTGTTATTCAAGCCGCCGCCGCTGGTGACGCGTTCTTGGGTGCCTTCGCAGGCGTTCAATGGACTGACACTACTGGTCGCGTTCGTATCAGCAACTACTGGCCTGCCAACACAGCATATGTGACTGGCTCCTGCATTGCTTATTACTACCAAGACCCCGCCATCGTTTATGACATTCAGGCCAATGGCCCTATGGCACAAACTACTTTGGGCGCTCAGTCTGATTTTGCCTCCATTACGGCAGGCTCCACGACCACTGGCTTGTCTCAGTGTGTCATTAGCACCTCGGTTGTTGCCGCTGGTTCTTCTGCACAATTGAAGATTATTGGTTTGACCCCCGGCGTTGATAACGCATGGGGAGATGCATACACCGTTGTGCAAGTACAAGTTAACGAGTCGCAATTTAACGCGTCTGTTAACGCTATCTAAGGGGGACTAAAAAATGGCCGCTCCAATGCGCAGTACCGACTTTCGCTCGATTGTCGAACCCATTCTGAATGAGTGTTTTGATGGTGTATACGATCAACGCACCGACGAATGGTCACGCGTCTTCACTGAACAAGAAGGCATCCCCCGTAACTACCACGAAGAACCAGTCCTGTATGGATTTGGTGCCGCACCTCAGTTGCCTGACGGCACTCCTGTGTCGTACCAACAAGGTGGCGTGCTGTTCCTCCAGCGTTATGTCTACCAAGTCTTTGGTTTGGCATTCGCTTTGACCAAAGTTTTGGTTGAGGACGGTGACCACATCCGTATCGGTCAAGTGTACGCTCGTCACTTGGCTCAGTCTTTGATTGAGACCAAAGAAACTCTGTCGGCTAATGTGTTGAACCGTGCGTTCAATGCCTCTTACCCCGGTGGTGACGGTGTTGCTCTGAACAGCACCGCTCACCCAATCGTGAACGGTACATTCAGCAACCGCTTGACCACTGACGCGAACCTGTCACAGACATCTCTTGAGCAGATGTTGATTCAGATTCGTCAAGCAGTGGACAACAACCAGAAGAAGATTCGTTTGGTGCCCCGCCAGTTGGTGGTGGCCCCCGGCAATGTCTTCCAAGCGGAAGTGTTGTTGAAATCTGTTTTGCGTGCTGGCAATGCCAACAACGACATCAACCCAGTTAAGTCTATTGGCTTGCTGGACGAAGGTGCCGCTGTTATCAGCCGTTTGACTTCAGCCACCGCATGGTGGGTGCAGACAGACGCTCCTGAAGGCATGAAGTTGCTGATGCGTCGCAAGTTGGAGAAGACGATGGAAGGCGATTTTGAAACTGACTCTATGCGCTACAAAGCGACAGAGCGTTACCAAGTCGGCTTCACCGATCCTCGTGCGATGTACGGTACGCCCGGCGTCTAAACCCCAGTAGGGGCTTCGGCCCCTGCCTTAACAAGGAGTAAAGACAAATGGCAAATCAAGTTACAAACATTGGCGGCGTTCTGTCGGCAGTGACTACGACTTTCGCTTATACCGATAGCACCGCAGTCACAATTGCTACGATCCCCGCCAACTCGCAAATCGTGGACATCAACATTGATGTGACCACAGCATTTAACGCAGGAACCACAAACACTGTTACTGTTGGTAAAACAGGCACTGCCGCCGCTTTCGTTACTTCCACTTCGGTGGGTAGCGCAGGTCGCGCATCTGTTGCATCTTCAGGTGTTTATAGTGCTTGGGCTGACACTGGAAGCAGTGACATCTCCGCAACTATTACATACAGCCAAACTGGTACTGCCGCATCTGCTGGAGCCGCACGGGTGACGATTGTTTACAAGTCCTACGCACCATAAAGGAGAGTAGAACATGGGCCAATTCAAACCTATGGTCAAGATGATGACCACTGAGCCTACAGTTGAGTTAAAACTCAAAAAAGGCGGTCATGTGAACATGAAAAAAGGCGGAAAAGCCGAATCTGGTCACAAGAAAATGGCCGACGGCGGTGGTGCAATGGGTGCATTGGCAGGAACTCCAGCCTTAATTGGCCGTCCTGCTGTGAATGCGCCTGTTCGCGCTCCCGGCAAGCCCTCAATGGCTATGCGCCGCAAGGCAATGGCCGCGAAGCCTGCCGCCCCTATCGGCAATCCTTCAATGCCCTCGACACCGATGAAAAAAGGTGGCAAGGCTGAGAAGCATGACGACGCCGCTCAAGATCGCGCAATGATCAAGAAGGCGATGGCTGGCAAGAAGTTCGCAACTGGTGGCGTTGCTCTTGGGCAAGGCGGATACAAGGATGGTGGCAAGGTTTATTCCAAAGGCATCATTCCTGAATCTGTTTCTGCAAAAGGCGCTGGCCCTTATCGCAATACTGAGATGCACACTGCTGAATACACTGGCAAGTCCAGTGGCAAAACAGGCGGCGTGAAGAACGGTAACGGCGGTGGCTATGCGACTGGCGGCGTTGCTTTAGGCAATGGCGGTGGCTACAAAATGGGGGGAAAAGCCTCAAAAAAAGCCTACGCGACGGGGGGAACTGTTGATTCAGGCAAACCCGTCGCGATGCCCCAAGGCTCTAAAAAGCCTCCAACACCAGTAAGCATCAATCGTCTGACAGGTACATACAAAAGCGGCGGCAAGGTAACTCCTGCTGAAGGCCGCTTGCGTGCAAACTTTGCGGCGGAGAATTCGACGGCCATGAAACAGGCCAAGAAGGATACCAACTTGAAGTACAGCAAGTACCAAAAGATGAAAGATGGCGGCGCTCCAGTGGATTTGTCCAAAGGTGCATACGATGCTTCAAAAAAGCACAGTATGGAACTTGAGGAAGCATTGAATCCATTGAGCATGGTGAAGGAACTGGCTGGCAAAGCGAAAGACTACTTCATGCCAAAGACTGCTGACAGTGTGACCAAGACGAAAGAGTCTGTAACGGTTTCACCAGCACTCAAAAAGCGTGGCGGTGGCGCTTGTTGAAAACGAGTGGGGGCTTCGGCCCCCGCTTCTAATTGGAGATTTAGATGTCAACATTGACGAATGTATTTTCGGCTCACGCTGATGCAACAGGCACAATTTACGCTGGCGCAACAAATATTGGTGGCTACCAGTTGGCTTCTGGCGGTACTGCTGGTGAGATTATTTTTCGTGATGGCGGCGCTTCAGGCACTGTTCGCCTGCGCGTAAATATCACCGTCAACACCGCTGTGATTGCAACGCTGTTGCCCGGCAACGGTATTCGATTTAACACAGACATCCATGTGACACTGCCAACTGGTGCGGCTGTTTCAATTTTCTGCGGCTAATCATGCCAAGCAAATCACCTGCTCAACATCGTTTGATGGAGGCGGTAGCGCACAACCCTGCGTTCGCCAAAAAGACAGGTATCCCTCAAAAAGTCGGCAAAGAGTTTGCCAAGGCTGATAAGGGCAAAGAATTTAAAGGAGGCGGTTTGTATGAAAACATTCATAAAAAACGCGAAAGAATCGCTGAAGGCTCTGGCGAAAAGATGCGCCGAGTGGGTAGCGAAGGTGCGCCAACGGCTAAAGCCTTCAAAGAATCAGCAAAAACCGCCAAATTAAAAGAAGGCGGTGTTTCTTTGTCTGTTGGTCGGGGTGAAAAACTTTCGACAAAACAAGGCGCAGGGCTTACACAAAAGGGCCGAGACAAATACAATAGGGAGACTGGGAGCAAATTAAAGGCTCCACAGCCTCAAGGCGGCGCTCGAAAGGACTCTTTTTGTGCCCGTATGAGTGGCGTTGTAGAACATTCAAAAGGGGACGCTCCACGCGCCAAGGCATCGCTGAAGCGGTGGGACTGTCCCGGTTGGTAAGGAGTCAACATGGCATTTTCTGGAACCGTAGGTCAGACCGTCATCAATGTCCAAACATTGATTGATCACGGCGCTCGACGCTGTGGCAAGTTGGCCGAAGAGTTGACTTCTGAACAGGTTCTGTCAGCACGCCAGTCTCTTTATTTCCTCTTGTCCGATTTGGGCAATCGAGGCATTCAATTTTGGACAATGACTAAGTTGGTCATTGGCCTGACTCCTGACAATTACATCTACGAACTGCCAAAGGGTTCAATTGACCTTTGGAATGTGCTGTATCGCACGATGAACCGTCCAAGTGGGTCATACACCACCTCTGCTGGCGGAACCGTTGCAAACGCGTATGACGGCGATGTAGACACCATTTGCACGCAGACATCGGCCAACGGCAACATTGCGGTCAATTACGGCACTTCAAACCCCATCTACATTGGCTCGATTGGTTTGTTGCCTGCGTCCACTGGAACTTGGTCAATTATTTACGAATATTCAATTGACGGCACAACATGGCAGACTTTGGTTGACCTTGGCTCTGTGGCCGTTGAAAACAATAAATGGATTTGGACTGACATTGTTGCAGGCCAGACTGTTCCTTACTATCGTTGCCGTGCTTATAACGGCACGACGCTGTCTGTTCGTGAGTTGTACTTTGGAAACAACTCGCTTGAGGTGCAGATGTCTTCGCTCAACCGCGATGACTACACCAACTTGCCAAACAAAGATTTCACGGCCAATCAGCCGTATCAGTATTGGTTCAATCGCCAGATTCCAAAGCCACAAATTTACATTTGGCCCGTGCCATCGACTGCTTTTGTGCAGATGACTTGCTGGTACTCGCGTCAGATCGAGGATGTGGGTGCTTTGACCGATGAATTGGAAATTCCACAGCGTTGGTATGAGGCTGTGCAGATGATGCTGGCTCATAAGATGAGCCTCGAATTGCCCCAAGTTGGCTTGGATAGAGTCCAATACTTGGAGAAAATGGCTGAAAAGCACCTTTACAACGCAGAGCAAGAGGAGCGTGATCGCTCACCAATTTACTGGGCACCGAACATCTCGGTGTATACAGCGTAATGCCAATCTTCCTCGACACAACAGGACTGACTTCAATTGCCATCGGCGTATGCGACCGATGCAAGATGAAACGCGCCTTTGTGCAACTGGGGCCAGACCCCAACTTCCCCGGATTGCGGGTGTGCGACCAAGGGTGCAGGGATCAGTTTGACCCCTATCGCCTTGCCGCCCGTAAGACCGAGCGTATCAACCTGCGGTTTCCTCGACCTGATGTGCCTATCGGTGCTGGCGACAACTACCTGATGACTGGCAGTCAATCGATGGATGGCACAAGCCAGTTCCAGATTTCGACTGAGCAGAACACACAGACGCCAACATTGACTGGCAACAAAGACACGATTGCGCCGAACCCGCCCGACAATACGAGTACATAAATGTCAGCACAAGTCGCCATTACCCAACTGCCAGCCGCTGGTGCCATAACAGGCACTGAGGCGGTTCCTATCGTCCAAAATGGCGTGACCGTGCAGACTACGACGGGCGCGATTTCAGCATCGCCGTCGCAGACCTACACATACCTGACCGTCAACCAAACGCCCCAGTTGGCAAACAGCCGCTATGTTGGCGTAAGCAATGGCTTGTCGATCACTGACGGCGGAGCGCAAGGACTCTTCAATATAAGCCCTACAGGCGCTTTGTTGTCTCTGGTGAACTCTGGTACTGGATTTCAAGTAAAAACCTCTTCTACGGCCATTAAAGGC